CTTCTCACTTGAGTTTCTCGCATCACTCCCAAGGTAGACCGTGTCAACTCGCCAAGTATCTGAGTCTTCTTTCCAGCCCCCTTCTGGTCCAAAAGTTGTTTGTAACTTTAGCCAGCGCGGGTGGGATAATCTCTGCTTGATTGCGTACACGAACTCGCGTGCTTTAACAAGGGTCTTCGAGACCACAATAATGCGGACGTTCGGATTGAGAGCGATGCGATAAGTTGCGTAGTTAACCGTAATGACGGTTGATTTGGCGTGCTCAGGGGGAACGTTTAGAAGTAGGCGGTTCCGATTGCCTGGCTCGTAAATCATATTGGGGTGCAACCACGAAGGCTCGCGTCCCTCTAATAGGTCAATCCAATCCATATGATGTGGAAAAACCCGCTGGTCCAAAAACATCTCAGAAAACTGAGGAAAGGTAATATCTTCACGGGCTACGCCCATGGCTTTCAATGAACGCTCTTTAGCGTTTTCCTTTGCCTCGACAAGGGCGGTAGCAAAGGCTGGGTCTCTTAGGCACCAGATACGTACCGTATCGGGTTTCTTGCCGTTTTGCTCCATAGCCCTATGCACGGACATACCCTCAGAAACCAGCGCCAAAACTTTGGCTTTAGCCTCTGCCGCCATAGCGGTACGAGGGTTATTAGTCTTCTGAAAAGTCACGTAACTGTCCCATCTGCATATAGTACAGACCAGTTAGTAACGGATAGTAGATACAGTCTGTAACGCAAGTTCCTGAAGAACTTGCTTAGGTATTAAAAGAAATAGTCTCTATATAGTATTAACCCGTTCAAACAGCCATTCCGAACGGTTCAAAGGCAAAAATCTTTTTACTTAATTAAAACAGTTAAATAACAGCCTAAATAGCGCACAGGGACTGTACGGGAAAATCTTTATGGGAGATACTATATATAATTTACTACAGATTTAAACAGTCTAGGGTCAGAATTATCTGCCCCCAGTACTGACAGAACAGGTGTCTATACTGTACAGAGTGAGACTGGACTGTAGTCTATCCGCTCGACCATGTCTCGCCCCCAGTTCTGTTTATAATATAACTGTGGAGTGCTGGCTAATAAATGAAACTCTATAGCCCTGGCGATGGTAAACCCTCGCATTGCCGTTGCGTCAGCCGACTGCAGCATGTCAGCATTCCATGCAGCCATGCTAGGCAGTGCTGTACTCACTCCAGAATGCCTAGGCGCTGGCAGAATCCTCTCTCTCAGGACTACGCGCCTTGTATCATGTTTGTCAAATCCTATTGCATCAGTTATCCCGTACCTTTCGCCTAATCAGCGAAAGGGGGCTAACTGATAAGCGCAACAGGATTACTCTCAGCGTGGTAAACCACGCATCTGGCCTGTCTGGAGCGCCCATAAATGTGCGCCTGCTTGGGCGCAAGCGCCCTGCACAGTCCAGCCATGCCCCGCAGCCAGCGCAAGAATGCGCTGTCTGGTGACTGCCATGATTCAAAGTGGCGTAATCCTGAACCGAGAGGTTATCGCGGGTATCAGGTTAAAGAAAGGAAAAAAGAAATGTCTGATGAACTGACTGTCTCCAACCCATGCTACCAGTGCATGATTCAGATGGAACTATGTATGGACTGCCAAGACCTACGAGACTCACGGGCGACTAACATCGCCCATGACATGGTAGATGAAGGAAACCTTATCTACCCTGCACAGTGGCACGGCATAACTGAACCAAGTGGGCATGAATGGATAGCGCCCACCACTTTGGGCACATGGTATGACCCAAAGGCTGAGCGCGAGGAGTTCCTCGAACCTATCACCAACCTATCCGATAGGTTCTTTGAACTGGTTGTGGACTTAGGTCCACATGAGACCGTGTGCCAAGACTGCCACATGGTATGCAACAAGCACGCTGTATGTCCAAGTTGTAACTAACAAACCAAGCAGACCTGCTCTGAACAAGTGCAGGAGCAGGTCTGCACAACAACACTACCAACAGAAAAGGAAACAAAATGAACACAGTCACATTCAAGAACAGCGTAATCAAGAATGTTGTTGACCGCAATGGTTTCTACACAGCAACCATCAACGACTACGAACAACTACCAACAGGGCGCATGATTTGCTCTGACTCCACTCGAGTGGTTATCTTCGACGAGAAGGTAATCGCAGAACTTCGAGCACTCAACTGGCTCGATGACCAAACCGCGTACATCAACGCAGAGGGTATCGGCAACACTCGATGGGACCGTCGCCCAAACATTGACAACAAAGACCGCAAGCCAGGTCTCAAGCAGGTAGTACTAACTGCAGTTACACAAGCATAAAGACACAGGCAGGTGGGGGCTTCGGCTCTCACCTGCCTTCTCTTTTTTTCTTTCGAGCAGGGCCAGTAACATCAACGGACGGTAACGAGTTCATTATCTAACCAGAAAGGTAACAAAATGTTATTAGATTCTATGACCATGTTAGCAATACTGATAGCCTTGACTACAAGTATTGTAGTTATTACACTAGCAATTAGACAGAACATGCTGTTAATGAGAGAGAATACAGAACTACGCCGTGCTTTAAGAACAGAAAAGCAGGCGCGTAGTAACTACTACTACATAGACAAAGATGTAGCAAAGGAAGACCTATGGCAAACGAAGTAAAGATACAAAGAAAGTATGTGACAGCACACTGCGACAAATGTAATATGTCAATCCAAGTAGAGCACTGGGATTTAGCAGATAGAAACTACTGTATCCCATGCGGACTAGAAAAGTTAGGAGCAACAGATGTCGTACACAGTTCATGAGATAGCGGACTTGAATGAGTCCATTGATACAGCCATAGCATCAATCAAAAAAGCCAACGCTATCCTCGAAGAGATGATGGCAACTGGACGAATCTATGTGGAAGGAGGAGGCGATGAGTAAAGAATTACAAGAAGCATTAGATAAAGCAGCACTAGCAGTGCAACCCATACTAGACGAAATGCTAAAGGAGATAGAAGACGATGAGTTATGAGCCACCACTAGAAGATGACATAGCGTTAGACAAAGATATAGAAGAAGAAAAAGAAGAAGATACGGGAGAACCAGACAGGATGTGGGGAGATGAATGACATATCAATCCTCCCTCTCACACCATTACAGTCCTGGGTCTTCCTCATTACAGTTTTCTATATCCTCTACAGATGGGTTGTTAGATGAAAAAACTATTCGCCTTGCTTACAGCATGGTATCTAGTGTTCTGGTCAATGCTGCCAGGGCACACGCCAGTACCACAACCACACACCGAAACCAAACCTACAGAAATGAGCGAGTTCCATTGGACTCCCCGTGCCTTGAAACTATATGCCAAACAGTTCATGCGCATGGCCTATCCCGAGTGGAACTTGTCTGAGCATCGCGCTCTGATGAAACTATGGGGTAAGGAATCAGGTTGGAATCACAAAGCGCAGAACCCTACTAGTTCTGCCTTTGGAGTTCCACAACTATTGAAACTTGACCCCGATACCCCAGCCCCGCGTCAGATTGAGCGGGGGCTGGAGTATATCCAACACCGTTACGAGAAACCATCAGTCGCTTGGTCACATTGGCGAAGCAATGGCTGGTACTAGAAAGGAAATCATGGCAAGAGGAATAACAGTTAAAGTTTCAACGCAAAAAGTAATTACTGCGTTGGAAGCCAAGTTAACATCAGTCAAAAATGAGTACGCAAATCAAGAAGAATATGAAGCAAAGTTCCAACAAGAATTTGCTGCATGGCAAAAGTCAATAACAGACTATGCCATTAAACATATTGATAAAGCAATTAACTTTAGAACAAACATACGCCAATGGCAAAATACAGTAAACATTGATTACGATGTTCCATATAGTGATAGTGATTTACCTGCCATGCCTGAGCGTACGTTTGAATCTATTCGTGACTATCAATACAAAGAAATTGTAGATGATATTACAAACGCTTTATCAATACTACGCATGACAGATGAAACAACAGTTAATGCTTCAACCATGAAGCAAATAGCAAAGTACTTATAACTATGGATGGTACTGATATATATGATGTGTGCATAGTCTTTAGTGTGTATGCAGAAGATGGTGATGAAGCATTGGATGTAGTCAGAAATGGCTTGCCAAGAAGTACATACCCTATGGAATGGGCATGGATATACACAACCCAACAAAAAGAAAAGGAAAGCAAATGACAGTAACAGTAGAAGAAGTACAAAACTATCTTACTATTCTTACAGATGAGAATGGTAAAGAAGCACCACTGTTAGCGCAACGTAAGCGTTTGACAGATGCAATCTATACACAGATTGATTCGGGCGAAGCGCCAGACTTCGACCACATTGCAGAGATAACAGCAGGCATGCATAGAGACATTCAGTTGCGTGACTTTATGTTAGGTCTACCATCTGAGCGTCCAATTGCAGCAGTTAATACATATCTTGCTTGCTTTATGGATGTAATTCCAGGTGAGTTCATCGCACCAGTTGCTAGTGTATTGGCTGCAAATCTATACTCAATCGAAGATGAATTTGCAACAGAAGTTCTATCACGAGCACTAGAACATAATCCAAGTTATTCACTAGCCCTGTTACTTAATCGTGTATTCAATTCAGGCTGGCCTGCAGGTGCGTTCGTTGCTATGACATACGAACTACACCCAAAGGTTAAAGAAGGAATGGGTATCTAAATATGACAAACACTACAGCAGATGTAGTAAAGAACCGCTCAGCCTGGATTAAAGCAGGCGTAGCCGTTGAAGCAACCAGCGCAGCACAAGTAGCACAGCAAGCAGGACTTAACTGGACTGTTGGATTATCTGAGATGCACACCTCCGACTTCTTGCATGTACCAAAGAAGCAAGCAGTCGTAAAAACACACGATGGAAAAGAGTCAGTCATTGGTGTAGTGGGTAACAAGTACAAAGTCTTTCAGAACTCTGAAGTCTTTGGTTCACTAGATGGATTGATTGATTCAGGAGAGGCTCGCTATGCAGCAGCAGGTGAGTACGATGACGGAGCAAAAGTATGGATGCTCATGTCATTACCAAAAGAGATGGAAATCAAGGGCGACCCACATGCTGCCTTCTTGCTAGCCAAGACCAGTCATGATGGTTCATCATCAGTAGTACTACGCCCTATCATTGAGCGATTGTTTTGTGCCAATCAAATCAATCGTATCTTTAGAGCCAAGGACAAAGCACATACCTATACGCTGCGTCATACACAAAACGCAGTGCTATCAGTATCTGATATGCGAAACCTTCTTGACCTAACCTACTCAAGCATTGATATGTATAGCAACCTGGCTAACCATCTCATGCAACGTGAGTCAGACATCAACAAAGCAACAGCCTACTTCAAAAAGGTATGGGCATTGCCAACCAAGATAGAGAACGCACCGCTACACCTACTATCCAAGGGTGAAAAGAACGCTAAGTCCCGTGCTCTAAACGCACGGCAGAAAGCGTTTGCTATCTACTCAGATAGCCCAACGCAAGAGAACATTCGCGATACAGAGTTTGGTTTGTGGCAAGCAGTTGTAGAATATGCTGACCATTACTCTCAGAAAGATGCTAGTATTGCTACCCTAGCAGGGCGCAATGATGGCATCAAACTACGAGCACTAGAATTACTTTCTATCTAAGGAGAATGATGTACCTAAATCCAATCACAGTAGACGGAACAACCTACAACTTCACAGAAGAATCACTCAAAGAACTAATCAAGAGTGAGACTTCATTAAAGTTGCGACTTGAGTCAGTCAAACTTGAAGCACAAGAAGCATATAGAAAGGTTGTCTCCACCCGTAGCAGGGTGTATGATTTCTTTTCAGAAGCATTTGATGATGGTTCAGATGAAGCAACAGTTAATCGTGACGACGTTAATGAATTGCTTGAAGCAATCGGTTCAGATGTACTCACTACAACATGGTCAGCAACTGTAGAGATTACAGTTACTGTTACTGGTATCAAGGCTACCTCCCCTGAGGAAGTTGAAGATATCATTACGGACAACATCGAAGTCAGCGGCTACGACTTAGAGTTGCACGACCCAGATGTACGAGTGCAAGAAATCGAGCGTGAGTAACCAACATCAGCAGCGCTATCTGACACATAGGAGTTTGTTCATTTCTACTATGTGTTAGACTTGGGGATGGGTGGTCCCGCCATCTGCGAACACGGGACACTAAACAAGGAGACAAATGCCAACAGAAATAGCAAGAGATAGATACGGTAGACCAATGGTTGTACCGCCTAAAGGTGGCGCTGCGGTTGCATATACTCGTGCTACTACAATAGCCAACAGTCTTGATGATGCGTCAGCATTGACTGCATGGAAAATGCGAATGGCAGCAATAGGTTTAACAAGCAGACCAGACCTACTACTAGCAATAGGTGTAGCAGCAGAAGATAATAAGTTAGTTAATGCATACATCGAAGAAGCAATGGATGCAGCAGGTGCAAGTAAGGCAGCAACAATAGGCACAGCCATACATGCACTAACAGAAAAGTTAGATTTAGGATTAGAGTTAGGTCCAGTACCAGAACAATGGATGCCAGATATCAAAGCCTACGAACAGGCAACCAGTATATTAACTAACCTATTCATTGAACAGTTCACAGTTCTTGATAAGTTTAAAATTGCTGGAACACCAGATAGAGTTGTTGAGTACAAGGGTGAGCGATTCATTGCTGACCTTAAGACAGGTCGCATCGACCATCCAAATAATATATCAATGCAGTTAGCAATCTATGCCAACGGCATGCCGTATATGGTGGACACGGCAAGCCGTGGCACATGGGGCGACATCAACAAAGATAAAGCAATTATAATTCATGCCCCAGCAGGGACAGGAACATGCAAACTAGTATGGATTGACATCAAAGAAGGATGGAAAGGTGTACAGTTTGCAATGAAAGTAAGACAGTGGCGTGACCAAAAGGGTCTAGCCACTCCATTTGAGCAAGGAGAAGATAGTGCCTAGCACCGAAGCACCAATCAGTATCACAGTAAAGACACCAGCAGGTAGTCTTGTAACAGTCCGCGCAGAAAGCGGAGATGAACTAGACAACATCATTGCACTATCAGTGCATGCAATCGCATCAGCAGCACAAGAACTAGAGTCCGCAGTACGCGGTACTCCAGCCCCAACAGCACAGTCAGTAGCAGCAGCGTTCAATGGCAACATCATTGAAACAGGAACAACAATTCCTGCCCAAGAATATGCACCAGCACCAACTCAAATCATTGGTGGACGTAATTGTCCACACGGTAAGATGACAGCAATTCAAGGTATGGGTAAAGATGGTAAGCCATACAAGGGTTGGTTTTGTCCAGCACCTAAGGGTGCTTTCGACAAGTGTAAGAACCAATATGTAACAGTTCAGTCACCTGAATGGAACACCTTTGTTCCAGAACAGATTAAGTGAAGACCCTCAAACGCTCTATAAATAAAGCAGAGGTGGGTGGCGAACCGTTGCCACCTGCCTTTGCTGCATTTGAAAGGGCTGGTATTATTCTGCGTCGAGCAGAAGTAACTGTAATCGCTGGCACTCCAGGTGCAGGCAAGTCATCAGTTGCATTGTCTATTGCTGCAAAAACAAAACATCCGACACTTTACTTTTCAGCAGATACCAATGCACATACAATGGCTATGCGTTTGATTGCCATGACTGGCAAGATGACACAGACAGCAGCAGAAAGTTTGCTAAAGAATAACCCAGACAAGTCACATGAAATACTGCAACTCAACAATCATTTGTTCTGGTCATTTGAATCTAGCCCTACACTCAAAGACTTGGATGATGAAGTCTCAGCATTTGAAACTGTATGGGGTAAGAGTCCTACCTTAATTGTGGTAGACAACCTAATGGATGTAGCAATGGATGGGTACGATGAGTTCGGTGCAATGCGTGCCGTTATGAAAGAACTTAAGTATCTAGCCAGAGATACCAACGCAGCAGTGTTGGTACTACACCATACCAAGGAGGGCTTTGATGGCTATCCTTGTCAGCCGCGTAGCGCAGTGCAAGGTATGGTCAATCAGATACCAGCAATGGTACTTACAATCGGACAGATGAAACAGGGAGACGAAACATATTTATGTGTAGCCCCAGTTAAAAACAGATACGGACGGGCTGACCAGACAGGCAGTAACTATGTTACTCTGTCATTTAATCCTGAGTCTATGTACTTAGAAGATGTAGCAGTTAGATACCAACAGGAAGAGGTAATGTAATGCCTAAGTATGAAGTAACATATGAAAAAAATAAAGTAAAAATTATTCGTGCATCTAGCCTTAACATTGCACAACAACGTGCAGAAAAAGGTGAAGGCAATGGTTGGGTAATTAATATTATTAGGGAACTACCTAAAGAATGAGTACACCAGCCAAGCGTAAAGGCAGCAAGGCAGAAGCAGATGCTGTCAAGTGGTTAAAGGTTAATGGCTTTCCATATGCAGACCGCAGAATCGCAGGAGCACAACTAGACAAAGGTGATATCAGCGGTGTGAATGGAGTGACTATCGAGGTTAAAGACCACGTCCGCATGGACTTGAGCGCTTGGGTCAAAGAGTTAGAAGTAGAAATTAAGAATGATAACGCGTGGACTGGGACAGTTCTGCATAAGCGGAAAGGCAAGTCAGATGTTGGTGAGTGGTATTGCACAATGCCAGCCAGCATTTGGCTAGCCCTTATCAGAAAGGCAATGGGTGAAACATAGTATCGCAGACTACTTAAGATATGTAGGCGCAGCCGTGCCTGCTGAGGGACACGGCTGGCGCAAAATTAAGTGTCCATTTCATAGTGATAGTCATGCATCAGCAGGTATTAACTTTGAAGAAGAAAGATTCAAATGCCACGGATGTGGTGTTGGTGGAGATGTATACGATTTAATTATGCATAGAGAAGGAGGTAACTACAGTGAGGCTGTCAAGTTCGCACAGACAATTTCTCTTACAGGCGACGCACCAGTACGCAAGTCAGATTCATCTAGCAGCAGAGTATCTAGCAACACGCAATCTCTCGGTCGAAGAGGCGCAACGCTTTCATCTTGGAGTGGTAAAGGACGCTCTTCCAGGTCATGAACAGTACACAGGTAGGCTGGCAATACCCTACATAACACCATCAGGTGTAGTTGATATTAGATTTAGAGCAATAGGTAATGCTGACCCAAAGTATATGGGCATGCCAGGTGCTAAGACCAGCATGTTCAATGCACAAGTAGTTCTTACTGCATCAGATTATATCTGTGTGACAGAGGGAGAAATAGATTGCATTACAGTTAGTGTCAAGACTAACCATCCAGCCATAGGTATTCCAGGGGCCAACAATTGGAAACCTTTTTACTCTAAGATATTAGATGACTTTGATACAGTAATTGTATTAGCAGATGGTGATACAGCAGGTATGGATTTTGGCAAGAAGGTTAGCCGAGAGTTAGGTAATGTTAATATAGTGCAGATGCCAGAAGGGCATGATGTAAACAGCATAGTAATGCTAGAGGGGGCAGAGTTTATTAATGAGCGAATCCGAAAATGCATTTCTTAATAACGGTGAAGAAGTATGGGATTTTATTAGAGAACACCCAAGGTACATAGGAATACCAATCTCCAACAGCAAAGGATTAGATATCCTTAATGCGCTAAGAGATGTATTCCTTT